TGAAAATCCGGTATGCGGAAGACGGGGGAATCGATAAAGACGGCGTCATCGAAATTCGCAGAGGCGTTGAGGATCTTTCTCTTGGAGAATCTCATTATGCACAAGTTCGAATTCTCGTTGACGGAAATCGGTATCTTAAAGGGATGGCCGTATATTCTGACGATTTGCCTGATGGTGTGGATGTCGTGTTCAATACGAACAAAAAACAAGGAACTCCGACAGGAGACGTTCTGAAGAAAATTACCAATGATCCCGAAAATCCGTTTGGCTCACTCATTAAAGAGCATGGAGGTCAAAGCTATTACGACGATCCGAATGGTAAGTACACCGATCCGGTAACAGGAAAGAAACAGTCGCTTTCTTTAATCAATAAGCGCGCTGAAGAGGGGGACTGGGGTGAATGGAGTGACCATCTTCCGTCACAATTTCTCTCCAAGCAAAGTATGACACTCATCAATAAGCAGCTCGACTTAGCGACCAAAGACAAGTTTGCGGAGTTTGATGAAATATGTTCTTTAACAAATCCGACTGTAAAAAAAGCTCTTCTCAAGTCTTTCGCTGATGATTGTGACTCCGCAGCCGTCCATTTACAGGCAGCAGCATTACCGCGTCAAAAGTATCAGGTTATCTTGCCCGTTACAGATATGAAGGACGATGAAGTGTACGCACCAAACTACAAAAACGGTGAAAAAGTCGCACTTATCCGCTATCCACATGGCGGAACTTTTGAAATACCGATTTTGACAGTAAACAATAAGCAGTCAACAGCTAAAAGAATGTTAGACAATGCTCTTGATGCAATTGGTATTAACAGTAAAGTTGCAGAGCGTCTATCTGGAGCTGATTTCGACGGCGACACTGTTATGGTCATACCCACCGGTGGAAAGGTTAAGGTTACATCGACGCCGCCGCTAAAGGGTTTGGAGGGCTTTGACCCAAAGCTTGAATATGGCGGCAAAAAAGAGGGAACCTTTAAGCCCATGAAAAACACGCAAACTGAAATGGGAAAGATTTCAAACCTCATTACCGACATGACTTTGAAAGGTGCTACTCAGGATGAGCTTGCTCGTGCTGTCCGCCACAGTATGGTAGTGATCGATGCTGAAAAACACAAGCTCGATTACAAACAAAGTGAACGAGATAACGGAATTTCTGCTCTTAAGAAAAAGTATCAGGGAACAGTTGATGAGAATGGTCGTTACCATGAAGGTGCTGCGACATTGATCTCTCGTGCTAAATCTGAAACCTCTGTTCTGAAGCGAAAAGGAAGTCCGATCATTGACAAAGAGACAGGTGAGCAGCGCTACAAAGAAGTTTATGAAGAATACACCGATAAGAATGGTAAAGTTAAGGTTCGTACTCAGGCCAGCACAAAGATGGCTGAAACCAAAGATGCCAGAACGCTTTCCTCCGGTACTCCACAGGAAGAAGCATATGCTGATTATGCCAACAACATGAAATCTCTAGCCAACCGTGCACGCAGAGAGATGATGAATACCGGCAAGATTGCGTACTCTGCTTCTGCTAAGAGAACGTATCAGGCAGAGGTAGACTCCCTGGAGGCCAAGCTGAATGTTGCTTTAAAGAATGCACCTCGTGAACGTCAGGCTCAGATTCTTGCTAATGCTGCTGTAAAAGCTAAAAAGCAGGAGAATCCGGACATGACCAAGGGGGAGATTAAAAAAGCAAACCAGCAGGCCCTCACGGCAGCACGAAATTCGGTAGGTGCTAAACGTGAACCCATCCTGATAACGGATCGTGAATGGGAGGCTATACAGGCTGGCGCTATCAGCGAGAACCGGCTTACACAAATCATCAATAATGTGGATACAGATAAGCTCAGACAACGTGCAACGCCTAGAGCAACGACGACCCTGAGCTCTGCAAAGGTCAATAAGATTGCTTCTATGAATGCGTCTGGTTACACGACTGCTGAGATCGCAGAAGCTCTTGGCGTATCAGCATCCACAGTGTCAAAATACTTGAACTGAAAGGAGTGAACCAAGTATTATGGCAAGTAAATGTATGCTTACAACGTTTGACAATCCGTACAATCCTTTTGATGAGTTCACTTCGTGGTTCATGTTCGACGAGGAAAAAGGTTATCATTCGTGTGCTTACTTAGGAAGAATCGCAAAGACATCTGAACAGCTTTCAGATGAGGAAAATGCGCAAGAGATTGAGCGTGCGATTGACGAAATCATTAAGTATGATTTTCAAAACATTTATAAAAAAGTGAAACAGTAGTTTATTTGTGGTCGCGGTGATGAGCCTTAGAGGTATAGGGGGGGGACGCTAAAAACGCACCCCCTTCGTCATCGCGGCCCTCCTCAAAAATTCCCCGGAGGAACTTTTTCGAAAAAGCTTTTACGCGTGTATCCCACACTCTGTTATGGAGGTGAGACAGAATGCAACTTAGAGAGGTCCGAGCGCTATACTTTATCGGTATATTAACAGGCC